TGACTGCTTCTAGTGCTTTGGTGAGTTTGTCAAGGTTAGACGAACTCTTTTTGAGTTTTGAAAAATCCATTAGTATCTCCTAGTATAAACGTAGTATAAACGACTTGTCCACATACAGCTCATTATATCATAGTATTTAGTCATACTGCAAGAGCATCAAGTATCAATCTCTTAGTATTGCCTAAATCTCTATGTAATATACCGATACCACCATTGTCAATGAAACCTTCTATAACATAGTCAGTATCATCAACAAGAATGGTACTGGCACCTCTGGCATAAGTACCTTTCAATCTGCTACCTGGAATAATGTTTTGCTTGTACTTGATGCCATGATCTTGTAACCACTTCTGTTTTTGTTCTGTTACTTCTTTGTGATATTTTGGTCCACCACTTGAACTTAGAATTTCAATATTGATGTTAGGAATAGAATCAACAAACTCTAATAGTTCTTGAGCACCTGGCCACCATTCAAGTGTTGCAAAGTTACCACCTTCAATGAATGTTGACCAATCTGAATTGAATTCTTTTAATTCTCTAGACCTATTAGCAGATTTATTAAAAAGTTCTTCAAATCGTTTTTCAAAGTTAGCCAACACTCCATCCATATCCAAGTATAGTGTTTTCATAAGTATTTCCTCACAATATCACGAAATTTTATTTTATCATAAACAACGAACGGCGTATATTTTTTTATCTTTCTTTTCCAAGTTGGCCATATTATATCATCATCAATTTTTTTCTCCCACATTGGTAAAAAGTTCATCAAGTCATTAAGTATCACGACAGTTTCTAAAGTCACTTTATGTCTGAGTAATTCGTCATATAGTTTTGGTGATGCAGATTTGACTGATATGAAATCTTTATGGTGGTCAAACAAGTAAGTTATATCATTTTCAAAAGTATATGTCAAGGACTGTTTTGTTTTTAACCAATTTGTGTAATTATCTTCTGCTTCTGGTGTCAATAGTTCACCGACCCAATGAAAGTCTTGGCGAACAAAGTTAGATACCAAAAAGTCTCTACAATCTTCTAATGAATATTTTCTGGATAATTTGTAAAAAGAATATTTGTTTTTGTGAGTAAGAAAAGATTCTTTTGTTGTATTTGTTTTGCCGTTATATTTGAAGTAATCGTAACTGTCAGATATAAAATGCAATCTTAAAGACTGATACATCATATAGACGGCGTATCCGCCATTTTCACTCATAGAGGTAGTCTGTTTATTTTCTTTAGTTGATTGTTCTTTTCGGCTTGTTCTCTGATTTTTGACTTGAGTGCTGATGATACAAGAGAGGATGCAACCTCCACCTCTAAACCTGTTTGTTCACAGTGATGAAGAATTGCATCCAATAAGTCACAGTTCATTTCTCCTGCCATAGTTTCAATCATCAAACTGAATGTTTTTATTTCTTCTCTTGTTGGCATTATGTTCTAGTATAAAATATATGATTACCAATTTGCATTACCACACCACTCTTTTTCCAACCAGGATTGATGTAGGCTCCATGAAAATACATTACGTTATGTGCTGCTATTTTAGCATGAGCAATAGGTTCTGTCAATGCTTTTCTGGCAATGTATTGTGCTTCTTCCCATAGGTATTGGTTTTTATTTGTGTGAACTTTTTCACATACCCAACTAAATTGGCATAACATTCTTCCATTGATTTTATCTTTTTGATAGACAACGCCACAGATTGTATTTGGATATCTGTTTGACTTTGTTCTATTGATGGTAACCTGTGCTACGGCAAGTTTTCCTTCAAAGGATTCTCTACCTGCTTCGTAGTAGATATTGTTGGCAAGACACTCAACGTCTTTTGCCATGACTTGTTTAGTTTCTCGTTCAATTTCATTTGCAACTTGATCTGGTATTGTATATGCAAATACGGACAGAGATAATAGTGTTGCTACAATTAAAAAACTTATTCCGCTAAAAATATTTGTGAACTTATCTTTAAGCATTATTTCTCCTTAGTAGTTAGGGAGAGGCCGAAGCCTCTCTTGTCCCGATCAGGTAGACTTTTTGCTAGTAGTCTTTTCTGTTGTGATGTTTGAAACAAAACCGTTCAAGGACTGTGCCTTGGTAATAATTTCGTTTTCTGTGGGATATGTTGGATATGCTGGATGATCAGGTATTGGTTGTCCGTTTAGTTTTGCAGACTCTACCTTTACATGCCATTCTTGTTGAAGTCGATCTTTGTTAGAATGATATTCCTCTAACAAAAGTTCTTTCGCCATTCTTAAAAGTTCAAGACGAATTTCAAAAGGTGTAAGATTACTCATAGTTTTCTCCTTGTGTGTTGTGTGTAAAGTGGTGGTTTTTTAGGATTGCTCCTGGGTGATGCCACCAAAACCCAGTGTATAATACTATTTATAGTTGTCCAGCTTTGTAAGCCTCAAGAGTTTTCTTGAACTTACCTGCATGAGAACGTTCTGCTTTTGCAAGTGTTTCGAACCAATCTGCAATTTCATCAAAGCCTTCTTCACGGGCAGTCTTAGCCATACCTGGATACATATCGGTGTATTCGTGAGTTTCACCTTCAATGGCAGATTCAAGTGCTTCTGCAACATTATTTACTTGCATACCTGTTGCAGGATCGCCAGCGGAACCATTTAACAAATATTCCATGTGACCGTGTGCATGTCCAGTTTCACCTTCTGCTGTGTGACGAAATACCGCAGCAACTTCTGGTGAACCTTCAATGTCAGCCATGTTTGCAAAATATAGATAACGGCGATTTGCTTGTGATTCACCTGCAAATGCTTCTTTCAAATTCAATTCAGTTTTAGTTCCTTTGACGCTCATAGTATCTCCTAATTATCGATTCGCAATATACATTGTGATTTCAAAACCAAAACGCATATCGTTTGCTTGTGGTGTCATCCAAGTCATAGTAGTCTCCTAAAAATGTCGCAACAAAATGTTACGACTAAGATTATATATTGACTAGATGGGATTTGTCAAGTAGTGAAAATCATGATAATCATCTACTGATAAAGCTCTCTTACCATATCACAGTCATTGAAGTCTAGTGAAAGTAAAATTCTTGGATATGGAATACCAGGTTCGGTATCGTATACCCTATGTGGAATGTTATATTTGAACAGTAGAGGACGATCAAATACAAAAGAGGTGATTTCAGATTCTACATCACACATTCTATAGATACCAGTTTCATTCTTAGAAACAACATCTTGGCTTGGTGGTTTATATGGAGTTTCTCCAGTGGTTAAAAGATTAACCGCATCAGGTTTCATCTTGTACATCGTTGTAGTAGTACCAGGTAAACATTGATATATTGGCCAATTAATTCTGTAATCTATTTTACTTATAGATGCATCAGAATGAAGGCCTAGGCGAAACCCAGAACCATCTCCTGCTGTTATAACAAGCACCGAGCATGAAATGACTTCAACGCCTAGTTTATCTAATGCTGCTTTTAAATCAGGACATCTTTCAAATACTTCTTCATGATTCAAATAATTCCAAAGTAAACCATGTTCTAATATATCATACTTTCTTTGGCCTGGTCGTGTTGGATGAAATGTGAAAAGAACATCATTGTTAGGACGAATATTCAAATACAACTCATTGAGCATTAGGTACTCAAGTTGTTTTGTAATATCAAGATGGTTTTCTATGTCTAAAAATTTATATGGTATCATAGTGATCTAAAGTATTTAAAAATTAATCTCAAACCAGTTGATTGGGTAATAAGGACAACTGGTAAAACCCCAACTAGCTTAAGCGGCTAGTGCGAAACGCTCATCATTTGCGTTTATAGATTTGCTTGATTTACGGTCATCGCCTACCGTGTTGTCCATCTCTTTACTCATTGCCCTGTCGAAACCAGGTCAGCCCCATCAGAAGTGTCCTGCTGTTCACAGGTCGGGAATTCCAATCCTCAGAGTCTTGTTAAACTCTTACATATCACCCTAAACAACACTTCTGGTGGAGCTGGGCGGAATCGAACCGCCGTCCAGAACACCTTTCAGTCAACTTCATACAACAATACGGTACACACTATGTAGGATTCTCACCTACGTTACCGACCAGCGGTATCTTAGTTTCTTCGTCGCCTTTGCCACTTCTAGATGAATAGTGTGATATTTTATTTATCGGTTTTGCCCCATTTTATTTTTAACCAAATCCTTTCATGTATATAATAGTCCAAGCTCAACAGAATATGTAGTATCGTAGCAAATCCTGTGGCCTGTGCTATACTACCTGTAAAGAGGTAAGTGTAAAATATAGTGAACAACCAAGCTGTAATTCTATAGCTGATCATTCTTGCTATGGTTCTTTTATGTGTTTCTGTCATTTATTGCTTTATCAACAAAATAGATATTTACTGCATTACCAAAGGTAAGCAGAAAAAACATGGTTAGTCCCATGATTGTCTCCTATACGTAATGTAAGTATCCTCCAACAATGTACTTAGGTCCACTAACAGGAGGCAAAGCAAGGTGTGGATGTGTCCATAAAGGAGGAAACATCAATAACTTTCCTGTTTTAGGTTGAACTTTTATACTAGGAGAAACTTCCCTGTTTAATTGAAATACTGTTTCGCCACCCTCATTAACGTCATTCAAGTACCAAAAATAAGCTAAAAATCTTCTTGCTGAAAGATAATCTTTAGAATCAACATGAAATTTAAATTCATCTTCAGTATTTGGTAAATATCTTTTTATTCTTAACTGCTCATACAACATTTCATTTGGCCAAGACTCATCATCAATATTGAGATCCGATTTGTATCTTTTTAGATACTCATGCATTGTTCCAAAGAGAACTTCAAACTCTCTACCCCAAACATCAATGTGGTGATTGATGTTTATCTGTTTAAAAGAATGATGGTTTTCATGGTAATTTCTTACCTGATGTGTGAGATTAGACTCAAATTTTTTTATGATATGTTCACATTCTTCTTTCGATAGAACGTTATCATAAGTTTTTACATAATCTATCATTTAGTCACTATACTAAAATCTTAATTAAATGTCAATGTTTATTCTGGTGATAATGCTTGATAACTTCTGCTAAACCATTTAGATGATCTTCAGTTTTTTCTTTAAAGATAATTGGTGGTGAATCTTTAACTGCCATAATAACAACCAGGTTATCAATAGGGATACCAATCAGTTCTTCATACATTAAAGCATATGCTGTAGTTTGCCAGAAATAATCTAATACATCATCTCTTTTCTTTGGTCTTGCAGAGGTCTTAAAATCAATTACAGAAAGTACTCCGTCATACTCTGCAATACAATCTACTCTACCAGCCATACCTATTGCTTTAGACCACAACGCTTGCTCTTGATAATGAATGTTGTTTATCTTGTTCAGATAGGGTTTTATTGAGAGAAAAAACTCAACAGCATCAGGCATCACACCTTTCATATAATCCTGTTTATTATTTAGATAGTTCTCACAGATAGTATGCACATTAGTGCCACGGGAAGTAGCTTGTTTAGAGATACGGTTGGCTTCTTCTTCACCAACTCTTGCTCTCCATTCCATGATAGCTTTTTTCTTTTTGGATCCAACAACAGTAGTTACAGATGGTAACTTAGTACCATCTGGCAACTTATAGTATCTTTTACCGTCAGGAAAAGTTTCTGATTGTAGGTCTTGTAGTTCTTTAGGTGGGCAATAGTTAAACATTATTTAAATCCTGGACCACCAACCCACAATACTAGTGAGCGGCGAATACCTCTAGTGACTGGAGTGACACGATGTAATGTCCATGACGGAAAAAACCATGCACGACCTTTTTTCTGTTCCAATTGTTTAATATCATCATTACCATATTTGACTTGTAATTCACCTCCTTCGAACTCAGAAGGATCACTTAACATCAATGACATTGATAATTTTCTATAAACATGATTTGAATTGCATAGACTAGCATCAGTATGCCAATCGTAGTGTCCTTGATCATGTTGTGTATATACACCTAGCTGTGCTGGTTCATAACAACCCGTTAGATCAAATTGAAAGAATTGACGATTAGCAGACCAAATTGCATCTGTTATCTTTTCCCAAATGTGATGATTTTTTCTATCAACACGCATCCAAGAAACATTGGTTCTACGTTTTTCTTTATCCACTAGTCCAACACCATCTGCGCCAATTTGAGCATCATGTTGGTCATGCCACTCAGGACGAGAAAGAATGTAGTTGATTTCATCATCAGATAGAAATCCTTCCCAATAACAAATATCATCTTTCCCCGGTGCATTGAATGGTGCAACAGGAAATATCAATTGTTGTGACATAATTAACTCACTTTCTATACATATCAATCATACGATCTCTTACAAAAGGATGTTGTCCATTCCATCTCTTATCACCAATAAACTCAGCATATGGACCATTAGCACGAACAAAATGACAGAATACTTGTCCAGAATAATAATGTTCTGGACCATCACATGGCTTTCTCCAATGCAATAGATCACATCCTTTATATACAACACCATCACCTTCTGCTAAATCATAACGGTGACCTGCCATGTATATAGGCCAAGAATAATGATGGGAACGACCTAGTTGTATTGTAACAGATATTTCACATGAAGGTCTATCAGAATGTATCTTTAACTCATCATCATTACCATATAAACGAGCATACGAGTATGTGGGAAAGAGTTCTTCCTCTAACGCTTCCTCTAATCTTGGCCATACCATTTCTAAAATAGTTTCACAGGCAAGTTCACCATGACCTGCTGCTTTTGAGTTTGGTATTTGATCGTCGCCACCTACTCCCATCGCACCTTTTACCGCCAGCAGATGAGTCATAAACTTTGATATTTCTGGTGATACTATGTTTTTAAAAAGCAAAACACCTTGTCTGTTGAAATGTTCACGGGCACTCATATTAATTCACCTTTTACTTTTAATCAATAAAATTCTTCAACTATAACGATTCCTTCACCACCACGAACGAGAACTGATGGTGGTGTGGGTGAAATGGCTGGTCCACCAGGGTTAACACCACCATGACCACCAGCACCATAAGCAACTGTAGAAAGTGCAGGAGTTCCCGGTGAAATAAAACGGCCTCCTCCACCAAAAATGGAACTTCCTCCTTGACCACCAACGGCGTTGAATGATATTGGTGTTAATTGTCTAAGACCCTGGGTGCCTGCACCACCAGTAAAATTGACATCTCCTCCCGATCCAGACCCTGCATTTATGCCAGCATATATACTAGAACCCGAATCTCCTGCTGTGGCTGAAACAACAGTTAGTGGTGCTGCCCCAAAGGAAGAAGTTCCATTTGCTTGCGTCACGCCTGGGCCAGGTAATGATGTACCAACAACATAAGGTTGAGGACCAGGTATTGATGGACCAGGATAATATTTAATTGCTGCCCCACCACCAGCACCTCCACCAGCACCTTGTTCTGCACCTGGTCCAGGAAGAACGGCATTTGGTCCACCAGCACCAACTACAGTAACCTTTATTGCCTTTAATGAATTCTCACCTGTTATATTAGGTCTAGGCCAAGTTCCTGGACCTGATGCTGTGTAATACCTTGTTATACTACTACCAACTGGATTACAATATGCTGTTGTTTGTCCACAAGGCTGATTATTAAATATAATTTCAGTATTGCTAAATGTTATTGGCATTTCTTAACTCTTTAAAAAAATTCTTCAATTATGACGATACCCGGTGCACCCGAACCTGCGGAAATATTAGGTGAGGCTGTGTTTGCACCTCCACCACCTCCACC